CAAGGGGCTCAATTCCAAATGAGTAAATACTTAGATAAGAAGTACGGACCAGGCACAGCGCAACACATACAGGATAGATCAAAGCTATCACGTAAATACACAGATGCAGAATTAAAGATATTAGCACAATACTATAAAGATAAAGTCGATGAGCTTATTAATAAACACAGCTAAAGCTGAAACAATACAAAGGAATGGAGAGAGACTACTCGATACACTTGGGTACGACTCAAGGCGACTGTATAAAGTCAATCACTCTCAAGGTATAACAAGGGAGGAGTCTCTTATACGTGGTATTATGATGTACCAGCTCAGGCAATGCTGTGGCTATACTATGGAAGCGAGCGCAGATATATTCAGGATGGACGCTGCTTCATGTAATTACTGGTGTAATAAGATAAGAGATTATCAATCTATTAACGATGATGTAGTAATACAATACGTCGAATACATAAGGCCATGAGTTATACAAGTAAAGAGCTCAAGGAGATAGCAGAGAACATCGAAGCGTTTAGAGTCCAGGAGGTAGCGAGTAAGAAGCTAACAGTTACAAAGAACGAGAGATTACATTACATTGTTAAGGACCTTTATAAGATTAGTCATGGCGTATATACCAAAGAAGCAGAGGAAGAATATATATCACACTACAACTCCAGCACATGAAGGACGCACGTATAAAGAGAAACGATATAATACTCGTAGGTGGCGCAATCTGCGCAACGCTTTTATCTCCCTTAATCCTTTGTGCGTTGTTTGCAATCGACTTGCAAGTGTTTGCGATCACATTGATTCAGTCCGCGGAGGTGGATCCTTCTGGTACGGACCATTTCAAGCACTCTGCACACACTGTCACGCTGTCAAGTCAGGTAAAGAGCGTCACGAGCTCAACACTGATAAAAAAAAGGGAGGGGGTAGGGGGTGAACAAATAAATCACGTACAGCTGTATATCCCTGTTACCCACAAGCGCACCATTTCATAACTCAAAAGTAAAAGGTAATGCCAATTTTCAAATGTAAATGCTCACCAGGAGATGAGATATTAATCTCAAGCGTAACAATCAAATATGTCGAGGGCGAGGGAATCGTTCACGATGCACAATGCGAAAAGTGCGACAATTATATGAAACTCGCATACCCAAAAGATGGAGAGTGCGCTGGCTTCACTTCAAATAATATGGGACAACTTTAAAAACTATAACATGACAGATTTACAACAATCAATCTATGATCTCAAGCTCTTGCAGTATGGAGCTATGAAAACACTCACTCCTGGAGTTCAGGCGATGATTTACACGCTCAGTTGCGTAGAGTCGGAGGAGCAGATACTACAAAAGTATTGTGATATACATGGCACGTGCTACATGGTGACAGGAAAGAGTGGCGATGTATACAGCAGAGCGCGTCCAGAGTGGCAACAGCTTAAGGAGGCGAGGATGCGAAAACAAGCGATAATCGCTCACCTTGAGAGATGGGCTGGAGATGGAGTCGAGGGTGAAGATGAGCTTAAAGAGTTTCTTCAGTGAGATACTACTTTGACGAAGATGCCGCAGATAAAGCTGTTTTATTTATAGAGAAGTTCTGCTCCCATGTGAAGGGAGAGCTCGCTGGTAAGCCATTTATCCTCGAGGAGTGGCAAAAGGAGGATATAGTGCGCCCCTTGTTTGGCTGGAAAGATGAGGAGACGGGATTGAGGCGATATAGGTTCTGTTATGTAGAGATCCCTCGAAAAAATGGAAAGTCGAATCTCGCTGCAGCATTAATTTTACTATTATTATTCGCTGACGATGAGCCTGGCGCGGAATTAATCTCCGCAGCTGGAGACAGAGGACAAGCGAATATCGTCTTTAGCATAGCTCAGGAGATGATAAAGAATAATAAACATCTTCGCTCTCGCTGCAAAGTGCTACGCAATACAATCGAGTACAAAAGTTCTTGGTACAAAAGTATCTCAGCGGAGGCGTACACGAAGCACGGGCTTAACTGTCATGGTATTATCTTCGATGAGCTCCACACTCAACCAAATCGCGATTTATTTGACGTTCTCACGACTTCAGTAGGCTCGAGGAGGCAACCAGTGATAATTGCGCTAACTACAGCTGGTCACGATAGAGCGAGTATTTGTTATGAGATGCACGAGTACAGCGAAGCGGTTTTGAGTGGCACAATAGAAGATGATACATTTTTGCCGGTACTCTACAGAGCTGATCCCGACGACGACTGGACCAAAGAAGAGACATGGAAAAAAGCTAATCCAGGTTATGGGACTATATGTAACAAAGCGTACTTCACAGATGCGGTAAAGAAAGCAAAAAGCAATCCCTCAATGATAAACAGCTTTATGCGTTTACATCTCAATATTTGGACCAGCTCAGAGAGTGCATGGATCCCAGATGAGATATTTATGAAGGGCGCGAAAGACATCCCATACGACAGATTACCGAGCTTACCAGCTTACGGGGGGCTCGATTTAGCGAGTACTCAAGATTTAACAGCGTTCGCTCTCATCTTTCGAGACGATGAGAATAAGTGCTTCTATCTCCTCGTGCATCAGTTCGTAAACGCTGAAAAGGCACATTCTAAGAAGTTAGCAGCTGGAATCGACTATTTACAATATCAGAGAGATGGAGATATTACTATCTCTCCAGGTAACGTCACAGATTACAGAGTCGTAAAGCAGTATATCTTGGACCAATGCGCAAAATATGACGTTCGCGAGATAGGTTTCGATCCGCGATTCAGTACATACATAGTCGCGGAGCTCGTCGAAGATGATATTGTTATGGTTCCTATGGCTCAGAATATAACGAGCATGAATGGACCTACAAAAGAGTTTGAGATGGAAGTTATGAGAGGTAATATCATTCATGGAGGGAATAAATGCCTAAGATGGCAAATGGGATGCGCTGTAATCTACACAGACGTAAACGAGAACAAGCGAGTGACCAAAGAACAGAAAGAAAATAAGAAAGTAGATGGAGTTATAGCTTCAATAATCGCTATGAATAGTTATGTACAGAACACAATCGAGGGAGACGATGAATATTTATTAGAGATATTTTCTCTATAAAACTTGACTTTGCCTATTATTTGTCGTATACTCCGCGCGAATGAGCACATTTACAGACAGAATTAAAGCGTTATTTCGTAGAGTTGGTCCCTTTGACGCAAATACAATCGCTTCTGAGATGGGGCTCTATCCGATGACTAAATCTGGAGCTACGATAAACGAAAGTAGCGCGATGGCGATTAGCACTGTCTATGCTTGTGTATATAAGATATCCTCAACGATTGCTTCTCTCGGCTTAGAAGTTTACGAGCGTGAAGGGCGTAATATCGTACAGGCAAACGTGCATCCAGCTTACAACCTGGTTAAAATTAAGCCAAACAATCACCAAACAGCATACGAGTTCTGGGAGTCTATCACAGCGAGTGCTGTTATTTATGGCGTAGGTTATGCGATAATAGAGAGAGACGACAGAGGGCACGCGACTCAGTTAATCCCTGTACACTATGCAGATGTAGACCTCCGCAACGTAAAAGGCGAGAGGGTTTATAGTATTAAGGATGTAGGCATAGTACGTCCTGAGAATATGCTTGAGATATGCAACCTCCAGCGAATGAGCCCTATTCGATTACATAGAGAAAATTTAGGACTCGCAAAGAGTGCGCAAGATTTCGGAGCTGAGTACTTCGGTCAGTCAGGACAGATGACTGGTGTACTCTCTTCAGAGCAACCCCTTAAAAAGGAGCAGATGGATGTTATCCAGGGCTCATGGAATAATGGAGCAGCTCAAGCTGGTACAAAGCTCATGCCTTTCGGCTTTAAATATCAAAGGATTTCAATCTCTCCAGACGAAGCGCAATTTATTCAAACACGCTCTTTTCAAGCTGAGGAGATATGTAGAATTTTCAACGTACCAACAGCATTGGTCCAGCTCCCTTCACAAACGACATACAATAACGTAGAGCAGCAAAATCTCATGTTTGCTCGACATACTATCGTACCCTGGACGCAAAGAATAGAACAAGAGATTGACAGAAAGTTAATCCCTTCATTCGATAGAGATGTAATTTTCAGCAAGTTTAAGCTCTCCGATTTACAGAGAGGAGACAGCGCAGCTCGTGCAAATTACTTCACACAGATGTTACAGAATGGAGTGTTAAGTATAAACGAAGTGAGACAGGAGGAGCAGCTCAACCCTGTAGAGGGTGGAGATGTACACTGTGTACAAGTTAACCAGATTGCGCTCGATAAGTTACAAGCTTACAGCGAGTCAATCTCTAAAAGCAATGAAGATGGATGATGAGAAAAGAGACGAGCTATTAACAGCAGCTCACTACTCAAAATATGACAGCACTCTCGAGGTACGAGAGGAGGACGGTGAGATGATAATTGAAGGATATGCAGCTCTCTACAACAGCGAAACAGATTTGGGAGTATTTAGAGAGAGTATCTCT